AAGCCCATAGCGCCGGTTGCGGAACGCCAATGGATTGGAGCTTGATCGCCGAGTCGGAAACCTGCGCCGGGTTGCGGCGCTCGGCGTTCACCCAATCGACTTCGAGGTCTTCAATCTCGACCTCACGGCCCGACATGAGCGCTTGCAAGGCAACGGCTTGCTCCCACGCCTCGCCGTATTGCGCTTGCCGGTCGACGATTTTCGCGATGAGCCCCGATTCGCTCGCAATCAGCGACTCGGCGCTCGGCGGGTTCGCAAGGTTGCGTTGCATGAGGTAATGCGAGGGCACACGGCTAATCGCCGCGAGCGTCGCGATTTGCGAGTCGATGGCGGTTAGGTGACCGTCGGGCGGGCTCGCGTCGAACGTGCCGAAGCGCCCGTCGCTCTTTTCGTTCACCCATAGCCGCGACACGGCGGCTTGATACGGCTCGACGGGTAGCCCCGTGTCGGGGTCGCGGGGCACGACGAGCCCCGTCGCCCACTTTTGGCGAAAGCTCCCGTAGTGCGACGTAACGAGCATGTCCAGCGTGAGCCGGTCGATGCGCCGCAACACGGGCACGCAATCCTCGATTTCGCTTTGCCCGCCCGTGAGCACGTTCACCCGGTTTTCAAACGGGATAACGGGCACGATGCCGTGCTCGTTAGGCGTCGCCTCGCCGACGTCTTCCCATTCGAGCTTGCGCGACCGACTCATTTCGTCGATTGGGAACGCGCCCGCCTTGCGCGGCGGCTTTTGTAGCTCGGCAATCCACCGATAGGTCGCCTCGGGGCGGTAAAGCTCGGCGATCCAAACCGTCGAGCCCCATTCGAGCGGGTACATCTTGAGCGCGCCCGCGACGACGGCCCGGTCGGATAGGTCGGGCTCGTGTGTGACCTCGAAGCTCGACTCGGGCACGATGAACACTTCGCCGCTCGCGGCGGCGGCGACCGAGACGTAACCCGTGCCCCCGATGAGCGCTTCGGTATAGACGAGCCGTTGGTCGGCGTTGAGCCGCGACCGGGTGAACGACCGCCACGCCTCGCCCGCCGACTCGGGGTTGTCGGCGGCGCGGAAGCCTTGCACCCGCAAGCGCTCGGCGATGGCGTCGACCACGAGCCGCGCCCACGGCGTAGCCGACTCTTCGAGGAAGAGCCGATATGCCGCCTGATACTTCGCCGGGACGTCGGGAAGCTCTTGCCGCCCCCGATACCACGCCCAAAGCCTCGCCACCCGCTCGCGCTGATCGGCGAGCTTGACGAGCAAGCGTTCGCGTTGCTCGATTACGTCGTCGGCAAACGCCGTCGTCGACATGCGAGAGCAAGTCGACGGGCGTCGCCTCTGGCGCTATCGGCCCGATGAGCCATCGCCGCGAAGAGTACGCCCCCCTAGAAGACGAGCAAAACCCCGGGCTCGGGCTCGCTCGCGAGCGCGTCGGCGCGCGCCTCATACGCGAGCACGGCGGCGACGGCCAAGTCGATTTTGTCGGCGGGTCCCGAGCCCGGTTTCGCCAGCCAGTACCCGACGCGGGTCTCTCTCATCTGAGCGTTGAGCGCGTGCCGAGTGAGCGTCGCGTCGCCCGTGTGTTTGAGCCGCCCCGCCGCGAGGTCGGTGCGGAAGCGCTCGACGGCGTCGGCCATGCGCCCGCGTTTCGTCGGGTAGCGCACGACCGCCGAGCCGTATTCGACCGCCCACCCGTCGATTTCGGTTTGCCATAGCGGCGGGTCGAACGCCGCCCGCACGACGCGATAGCGCTCGAATGCGTCGGCGACCGCCGCGTCGACCTCGCCGCCGTCGACCTCCCACGGCTGCCCGTCGCCGGGGTCTTCCCACGCCGCGAGCGGTTGCACGAGCCCGTCGTCGAGCCGACACGCGACGAGCCCGGTCGCGTCGCCCGTGCGCGCGCCGTCGAAGCCGAGCGTTATACGGTCGCCGTCGGCGAGCCGGTCGGGGGTCTCGGCGGCTTTCCAATGCTCGGGGTCGAGCCACCACGCTTGGGCGCTCACCCATAGCCCGCACGCGAACCGCGCCCATTGCCACCGAAGGGTCGAGGGCGAGTCGTGCCGCTCGCGCAAGAGGGCGAGCGTTTGCCACGAAGCCGGGTTCGCTTTCTTGACCGTGCGCATGTCGTCTACGTCTTCGGTCTCGTCGAGCGCCCATTCGTGAAGCGCGAAGCTCCGGTCGGGGGTGCGGGCGTAGAGATACGCGCCGCGCTTGACGCGGTCGCGAAGCTGGCGCGCTCGAACGCGCATTTGCCCGAGCGGCGACGTGACGTGCTCGCCCGCCGTCGAGATAGTGAGCATGCGCCCGAACCGGGGGCCGAGCCCGTCGCGAAACACCCCGTAAAGCGCCGCCGAGCGATGGCGATGCAATTCGTCGAGCAACGCGAGCGTCGGGCGCACGCCGTCGGCAGTATCGACGTCGGCGGCGAGCACGCGAATTCGCCCGCCATCGTCGAGCGACCGAATCATGCGGTAGCCCGCTTGAAGCTTGAAATGCCGGTCGAGCCCGGGCGAGCGGCGCACGAAACCCGCCGCCGCGTCGTAAAGAATCATCGCTTGCTCGCGTGACGCCGCCGCGACCACGCACTCGGCGTCGGGGGTCGTCATTAGGTGATAGAGCGCCAGCGCCGCGAGTAGCGTCGTCTTGCCGTTCTTCTTGGGGAGCAAGATCACGGTCTCGCGACACCCCGAGAAATAGTCGGCGAGCGCGCGCCGTTGGAACGGCTCGACCGTCATCGGCCCGCCTTGCTCCAACACGAGCAAGCCGCAAAACGCGGCGAAGCGCGCTAGGTCAACGCGCGCGGCGCTTGTGAGCGAGGTCGACGACCTCGGCAAACGGGTCGCCCGGAACGGGCTCGGGGGGCGTCGCCTCTGGCGCTATCGGCCCCTTCGTCTTGCTCCAATGCTCGGGCCAGCGCCGCTCGACGAGCCACGCCGCCGCATTCCATGAGCCCGCCTTCGCCGCGTCTTCGATGACCTCGATTAGCTCGTCTTCGGTCATTCGGCGGCGCTTGCGCGTCCGTCGCGCGGGGTCGGCGGTCACGGCCCGTATTTTGCACCCGCCGCACGATTTCGACGCGGGGTTTTCCTCGCGGCCCTTGATCCCGCTCTGTCCGAGCATCGCGTTAGGGGTCTCCCCCCACCGACGACGCGCGATTTTTTCCGTCCGATCACTTGCACGATTTCGACGCGAAAACTTGTGCAAGACGAACGAACGACGAGACGACGTCAGGATCGGAGCACGGGCGACGACTTACTTCGGTTGCAGACACGAGCGACGAGCACGAGCACGACCGGCCCCCGCCGTCAACGCAAGAACGACACGACCTCGCGCGTTGATTGTGCCGAGCGATCCTAAGCCCGCCTACCGCCCGCCCTTCGCCCCCCGACGAACGCCCCGCACTCGGCACCCCCCGCCCCGCACACGCCCCCGTGCGGGGCGAGAGGGGCCGAATCAATGGCACCCCCTATGCGCGGCGCGCAGATTCCATAGCGCGTCGGGGCCACCCTCGGCGGCGGGTATCACATGGTGCGCCTCGTCGGCCCCACCCCTACCGCACCGATAGCAGATACCCCCATCACGAGCGATGACCGCCGCGCGTAGCCGCCGCCACTCCCGGGTCGACGTGCGCGTGCGGGTTTGGTGAGCACGGCATCGGCCACGCCGCACGGCTAGCTCGGGGCACCCGGGCTCGGCGCACGACGACGCGGCTACCGCACCACGAGCCACACGACCACGCCCACGGGCACGAGCACTAGCGCCATGCCGAGCGCGAACCGCGCCCCGTTCACTCGTCGGGCGGGGGCTCGGGCTCTTCGGGGTCGGGCGGCTCGGGCTCTTCGGGGTCCTCGGTCGCCGTGATATTCACGCCACGAGAGCGCAACGTCGACCATCGCCCGTCTTCGAGCCGCACGCGCAGATTCCACACGTAAGCCCCCGCCACTTGCGCCCCGAGATTCATTACGGGCGGGCCTTCGGCGGGCGCGATTGCGACGGGCATTTGCTGCCCCCACTCCCACGCGACGATGTGCTCTTCGGGGGTCGACGTCGAGGTCAGCGTGACCGGGTCGGCGTCGGTCGGCGCGTTGGGGGTAATCACGAAGTCGGCGACGGGGTCGGGGATCGGTATTGCCTCCCGGTCGGTGTGCGGCTTCTTGTAGCCACGACTCGGGAAGCGCGGGTCGCTCGGCGGGGTCGTGACCGACATTTGGCTATGCCCTCCTACGCCTCGGTTGTGCTTGCGTCTTGCTCGCCCGAGCGCGTACCGCCGAGCGATTGGCGAGCGCCGCATACGCGCCCCCCTTCGCTCGAAGCGCTCGGCGCACGCCGGTCGCGCTGCCCGCCGTGTCCGAGCGCGACGAATACGCGAGCGCGGCCCGAGCCCGCTTGAGCGTGTTGATCGGGTAGCTCGGGCGCTTGCCCCGATCCTTGCCCGCGCCGCGCGGGTACGCGTAGGTCGCGCGCTTGGCGCTCGCTTGCGTAGCGAGCCCGTATTCGCGGGTCGAGAGGTTGCGCGTACCCGGGGCGCGGTTGGCCGAATTGCCTCGACGTCGGCTCGCCATGCGCCGAGCGTAACCCCGCCGTCAAGAGCGCGAGAGCCCGAGCTTGCGCCCGGGCTCTCGCCGCATGAGCCCCCGGGAAGCCGACGAGCCTCACGGGAACGACGCGCATGCTAGCCGCCCGCGCCCTCGCGAATGCACGCCCAACACGCGACG